GCTATTGATGATGCTAAAAAAAATAGAGCAAGTGGTATAGCAGGAATAGCACCGCACGAAATTTAACAAATAAGAAATGGAATATTTACTAATAAATCCAACAGAAATAAGCAAAACCACTATTTTAGGTGGCAATGTTGATATTGACAAATACAGATATAGCGTTTACAATGCTCAAATTATGATTTTAGAACCGCTTTTAGGGACTGAATTATATAATAAGATTGTAGAAGATGCCGAAGCAGAAACTTTAGCTGGTTTGTATTTAGATTTATATAATAAATTTGTTAAGCCAATACTTAAAAATGAGGCTTTAGCGGAGTATTTAGAGGTAGCTTCTTATATGGTTACTAATGGAGGTATTTACAAACATAGTCCTGAAAGTAGTGAAGTTGTAGATAAGCAAGAGGCTCAATATTTAGCAGGTAAATATCATAGTATTGCACAAATGTACGTTCAAAGATTTCAAAAATGGATTTGCAAAAATACTATTACGGAATATAAAACGTATCAAGATGAGGTAAATGCAAGAAAACATTTGAAAGTTACGGCAGGTTGGAAGTTAGATAGTAATATTGATAATTGTGACAGAGCGTGGTATTTACAATAAATGGATATACAAGGAAATGTAAGGATTCAATAGGTGGACTAAAAAAAGTTTACTTATTTCCTTATGTTAAATATTCACGAAGTCAAATTATTTTAAATGATAATATTTTAGCAACCTATCCTGATACCACTATTTACGAATTTGAGGTAGAAACAAATCCAAGCGTAAGCCAAACGCAGTCAGAAGAAAACGGAGGAAAGTATTTTACAATTAATATATCTTTAGATTTACCTAATACTTTAGGTTATGACTTTCAAAAAGTATTAAATAAAGATTATAATATTATTGTAGAAGATAGAAACGGAAAACTTCGATTTTTAGGTAATAGAAACGGCTTAGAATGTACTTCTTTAAATGTTGATAATGGAGGTTCAAAAAATAGTTTTAATGGTTTAAAATTAAGTTTTGAAGGCAAAGAAGAAAATGAGGCTTGGTTTATTAACGATTTAGAAGATGCAGGATTTACAATATTTGGAGGAAATGAATATTTATTACAAGAAAACGGAGATTTCTTATTACAAGAAAACGGATTTAAAATTATATTATAATGGCAGATAAAAAAATAAGTGAATTAACGAGTGCGTCTTTACCCTTAGCAGGTACAGAAGAAATACCAATTGTTCAAAGTGGCGTTACTAAAAAAGTAGCGGTTAGCGAGTTTAGTGGTGGAGGTGGAACTTGGTCTGATTTAACCGACTTTAATTCATTAACAGACGCTACAACACCATTAGCAGGCACAGAAGAAATACCAATTGTTCAAAGTGGCGTTACTAAAAAAGTAGCGGTTAGCGAGTTTAGTGGTGGTGGTGGAACAGAAACATTCGAGCAATCAAGATGGCAATTTAATGATTTTGTTACAGAATCTTCAAATTTATATCCGTTCATAGGAAGTGCGGTAAATAGTGGTAATATTTTTTTCAATTTTGTCACAGGTAATAATATTCTAAAACACTACCAAATTATAAGAAGTGGAGCTTCAGCAAATGGAGGTTATCGAGTCCAAACGAATGGAAACACATCGCCATTTTTTTCCGAAACTGGATTGTGTTTTTTTGGAATTTTTAGAATTGATTCAAGGTCGGATGAAAGAAATAGAATTGTGAGAATTGGTTATTACAATTCTATAAATCAAAATGCACCATCAGACGGAGCTTTTTTGGAAATAATAGGAAACGATGCTACTTTTAAAGTGATATATGATTCTGTTGAAACATCAAGCTCAACATTTGCTTTATCAAGTTCTACTGGGGCATTAGGTTATAGAATTTTAATAGAATGGATTTCTGATACATCTGTAAAATGCAAGTTAGTAGATACTTCTAACAATGTTGTTTTTGATATTACACATTCAACAAATGTGCCAGCAACTAATAAAAGATTTAATTGCGGTGTAGTAGCGACTAATACAACAGCTGGAACAAACATAGAAATTTTACAATTGGATTATATGGGGTTTGGAACGGCTAAACCTAACTTTTTAAACGAATTTTAATTATGATAATTTACAGAGTTTATAACGAAAATGGTGGATATACTGAATTTACTGAAATTCAACAAGGCTTGCAATATGAAGTTATTGAAAAGCAAATAGAAGAAATTAAAATAGTTCCTGAATCTATTTCACAAATGAAACTTCGCAAACAACTTATTTTAAGCGGTATTTCTATAAGTTCTATTGATGTTTTAATACAATCTTTACCACAACCAAATAAAGATTTGATTTATACGATGTGGGAGTATGCAGTTGTATTTGATAGAACAAATCCCGAACTTAATGCAATGGCAGGAATGTTAGAAATAACACAAGAGCAATTAGATGAAATATTTATAAAAGGAAATTTATTATGATACTATTTATAATTGCATACGTTTTATTTTTGCCTTTATCGTTTATAAACTTTTTTTTCGTTAGAAATAGAGGCTATTTTAAAGATAGTGCAATAAATATTGATAAGTTTGGAAATCGTGAGTTTAGAGCGAGTTTAAATAAGTGCTTAATTAATTCAAATAGTCCTTTTGAGTTTGGAAATATAAATGAAACGATTTCAAGTGTATTGGGTAAAAATCAGAGGTTCGGACACCTTACAAAATTCGGAAAAATAATATGTTTAATTTTAGACACAATAGATAAAAATCATTGTGAAAAATCTATACAATGGTAAAATATGATAACAACTAAAACAATTATAGCAATCATAACAACATTTTTAATCTTCATTACGCCAATATTAGGATTATTGGCGTTAATATCTTTTGCGGTTGGGTTTGATACATTATTTGCAATTTATGTAAGTATTAAACAAAAAGGAATTAACTCTTTTAAAAGCACTAAACTATTCAATATAGTAGTTAAGACTTTCTTTTATATGGGTTCGATTATATTTGCTTTTATGATTGACAAATATATTTTAGATGGTAAGTTATTTGATATATCTTATTTAATTTCAAAAGTCCTTACTTTTGTTTGGTTGTATATTGAGGTTAAGTCAATAGATGAAACTTCTATGAAATTGGGTAACCGCTCACTTTGGGTAATTGTAAAAGAAATTATATCAAAAGGTAAAGATTTAAAAAAAGATATTAACGAAATAAAAGACTAATGGCAAAAATAACAACGAATTTTAGTTTAGAAGAATTTAAGTGCAAAGATGGTTCAGATATTCCAAACGATGTACTTAAAAACATTATTGAACTTGCAAAGAATTTACAAGTTTTAAGAGATGCTATCGGAAAATCAATTACTATAAATAGCGGTTATAGAAGTCCAAAATATAACGCTAAAATCGGTGGCGTTAAAAATAGCCAACACGTGAAAGGCAAAGCAAGTGATTTAAGAGTAGGCGGAATGACACCTAAAGAATTAGCTTTAATTATTGAAGGACTTATTGAAAGTGGAAAAATGAAAGAGGGCGGAATAGGTATCTATCCAAACTTTACGCATTATGATATTCGAGGAACAAAAGCACGTTGGTAAATTATAAAACAAAAACCGCCCTACTAATAGAGCGGTTTTTTAATTAACTAAAACTAAACAATTAAGATTCCCCGTACAAATATAATATTTTTTTTATATATTTGTGATAATTAATTAAAAAAACTTTTATGCAACCAAACAAAAACAGACGTTATAGGTTAAATAATGCAGAAGTCAGAAAGTTAGGACTTGAATTTAATTTAAGAAATCGTTACAGACTTTCAAAAGAGCAAGAAGTTGAACTACTAAAACTTCGAGAGCCACAACATCAAATAAGAAGATTATTTTTTGATATCGAAACAAGTCCTAATATATGTTATGCGTGGCGTATAGGTTATAATTTATCTTTACAACCTCACGATATAATAGAAGAACGAAAGATAATTTGTATTTCGTACAAATGGGAAAGCGAAGATAAAATACACTCGTTAACGTGGGATAAAAACCAATGTGACAAACAAATGTTAATCGATTTTGTAAAGGTTGCAAATACTGCTGATGAATTAATTGCTCACAATGGAGATAGATTTGATATAAAATGGATTCGTACACGTTGCATTTTCCATAGAGTACCAATGTTCCCACAATACAAAACTTTAGATACTTTAAAAAAAGCTAAAAACGGATTTAATTTTAATTCAAATAAACTCGATTACATAGCACAATTTTTAGGCGTAGGGGCAAAGGTTCAACATAGAGGTTTTGATATGTGGAAAGACGTTTTAAAAGGCTCTAAAGAAGCTATGAAAGAAATGGTAGTTTATTGCGAAGGTGATATTATAGTTTTAGAAGATGTATTTTTAACAATGCAAAATTATATTAAACCAAATACACACGCTGGAGTTTTAGGTGGGAACTTAAAATATAGTTGTAGTTGTTGCGGTTCAGAAAATGTAACTTTACTTAAAAACAATGTTACCGCTTTAGGCACTATTAAAAGGCTTATGCAATGTGATGATTGTGATAGTACTAACGAAATAGGTAATTCCGCTTATATGAATTATTTAAAATTTAAAACAAATAACTTTATATGAAAATACAAATCGAAGCATACGGAAAAAAGCACACTTTTGAAAGTGAGTATGACGACTTTACAACACAGGAAATAATTGAAATTATCACAAATTTACTGATTAGTGCGGGTTATGATTATCAAAATATAAAAGATGAAATATGAGCGATATAACAAAATGTAGTGGGTTTAATTGCCCTTTAAAAGATAATTGCAAAAGATACAAAGCAATAGATGGAATGTGGAAAAGTTACTTTACTGAAGTACCTTATAAAAATGGCAAATGTGATATGTTTTGGGGACAAGAAAGCGAATCTATTTTAAACCAATTAAAGAAAATAATTAAATGAAAATAACAATAGAAAACTACAAAAAAAAACATATTTTTGAAAGTGATTTTGAAGATTTTTCAAGCGAAGAAATAATTGAAATAATTGTAAATTTGCTTATTTGTGTTGGTTACTCAAAAGAAAATATAATCGAAATAATGAATCAATATGAAAATTAAACTAATAATTTTATCAATAACCCTAGCATCTTGTGGTTCTGTAAAAAAGGCAAGTGAAGAAACTGAAGTTAAAACAGAAACCCAAACCGATATAACCAAGTTTAGTAATAGCTTTACTTTAGAGCCTGTAAATCTTGATAAACCGATACTTTTAGGAAAAGATACAATTTATAACACAAGGGTTATTTATAACAATTCTAAAGAAATAATTAAGGAAAAGCAAAACGTCGATTTTAAAGAAGAAAAACAAAGCAAAGAGGTTGACTATTCAAAAACAATAAATATAGTCGCAAATAAGCTAATTTTAATGTTTACGTGCTTCTTTGTTCTCTATTTGATTTATAGCTTTATAAAAAATAAAACCACCTTATTATAGGTGGTTTTTTATTAAAAGCAATTATCTAAACTTCTTTTTAAATCATTTAAAAGTAGCTTTTTTTCTTTTGTCTACTTTTACTTTTAAATTTTCACGCTCCATTTTTTCTAATATTGCTATTCTTATAAAATCACTTTTTTTATTTAATGAATCTAAAAATAAACTCATATTTTCATCTGTTTTGAATGAATGTAATTTGTTGTAAATTTTCATGTTTTATAAGGTTTAAAGAAAAAAAGTAATACTTTTTGTTGTGTTATCTTGTAGTTAGTAGCTATGTTAAACACCTGCTAATTCATAACGACCATTATCTCCGTGAGCCATTAAGAAATAAGTTTCAAACCATTCAACTTTGCTTTCTAATCCAAGGAATGTTTTTTCTTTTCCGTGCCAAACTCTGAAATAATGATTTTCAAATTGAATCCAAATTTTATCTCGGTCTTTTATGTTTGGCTCAAAATAAAATCCATCTTCTTCAATCCAACCTTTTGCAATTAAATATTCAGGTCTTAATAAATTTTGAGAGTGAACAATTCTATTACAGATTATGCTTAACGCTAATTCATAAATCCATTTTTTGCTTGATAAAAATCTTAATACTTTTTTCATTTTTGTTGATTTTAAAAACACAGCTACTAACATCGGTTTTAAGAAATATCGGTTTAAGGCTTAATTTGATGTTGGTTTTGTGTTTGGTTAATTTGTGTTTAATTAATAATTTTTGTGTGTTTGTCCGCTACTTCTTAAAGCCGAGAACCGTTACAATATAGCTTCCAAATCCTTAGCGTTAAACAAGACGTTTGTATCGTAAAACTGCCAACCTTGCATTCCTAAATCTCCAAAAGCATCAACAAATGACCACATTTGAAAGCTATGATAACCTTGTTCGTTTTTTCTTTTTTCAAATTCTAGGTAAGAAATATGTAATTTAAAAGGCATAATATTGTTGTGGTCTTTTACATATTTTTCAATTCCTTTTTCTGTAAGTTTCACGTATATTTCTTGGTTTACATTGAACTGCATAAAGACATCTTGTAACAGCGGTTTTGCGATATTGCCTTGTTCTAGCAACACTGAAAGTTTTGGTTTTCTTTTTGACATCGGTCTTAAATTTAAAAGTTAGTGTGTGTTTTTTCGGCAACATCACAAAGCCGAGTAACGTTAAATGATAGTTTCTGAATCGTGCAATCGAACGACTTTTTTTATATAGTCACTATTAACAAATCTATTTTTTTGAGTTCTATATTCTTCTTCAAACATATAACATCGTATAGTTTCTGCTTTACCATTATAAAAACAAGAAACTAAATATTGATTTTTAGGGTTAAACCTTGCAAAAAAGTGTCTGCATTGTTCATTTTCTAAAGTGAAACCTTGACACTTTTGTACGTGTTCAAAAAATTGTTTTCTTTGGTTTTCAGTCATTTTGTGATAATGTCTTTCTGAAAAGTCATCAAAACACATTGACCTCGCTATTGGTCTTTGCGGAATAACTGACTCTGCTAAAAACATAAGTTCAAAAAAATCTATAATAAAACCATCATTTAACAGCTGTTTTGTGCTATTGCTTGGCTTGTTTTTTTCTGAATGTTTAGTCATAATATGTAATTTTTAGTGTTTAAATCTAAACTTTTGGTTTACTTTTCCGCAACAAAGCAAAGCCGAGAACGTTAAACCAACTCCCAAGCCTTAACCTCTATTTGTTTAAACTCTTTATCT